TGATCATTACCCACCTGGACTACACCGGCCAGGTTATGGGCATGGCCGCGATTTACAGAAAGCCGGTGGTCCACCTGGCTCACAGCGACATTAGCCGGGCCGAGATCCGCAACGCCAGCGATGGCCAGGCGGTCATTTACAACAGCGAATGGAGCCGGAGCCAGCTGGAGCCAGGCTACCGGCACCCCGGGTTTGTTTTGCGCCCGCCGGTGGATCCGCTCGAGTTCGACACCGGGGCCAACCCAGCCAAGAACGAGCACATCACCCTGATCAACCTGGACCAGAACAAAGGCGGGATGATCCTGACCAGGATCGCCCAGGCGCTCCCACACCGAAAGTTCATCGGCGTCGTCGGGTCCTACAGCCAGCCCCGAAAGCTGGGCCAGTTCACCCGGCAACCGCCCAACGTCGAGGTGGTAGCGAAAACCGCCAGAATTACGGACATTTACGCCAGGACCAGGATCTTGATCATGCCCAGCGAGTACGAGAGCTGGGGAATGGTCGCCCAGGAAGCCGCCTGCAGCGGGATACCGACGATCAGCACCGGCACCCCAGGACTACGCGAGAATTGCGGCACCGCGGGCATTTACGTGAAGGACCGGGAGGACACAGCGGAATGGGTCCGGCATATTGAAGCGCTGATGACCGACGCCAAGCTCTACAAAAGCAAAAGCGAGGCGGCCAGGAAGCGAGCCAGGCAACTGGATCCAGACCAACCGCTCCGGGACGTTGGCAATTGGATTAGACGAATTACCTTTAACGGGCTGATGGAGCCCGAGACAGAAACGAAACGAGGGAAAGCACATGGAACGAAGGCACATCACTAAAGGCGGGATCCAGGTCACGCGCAAGCGGATCCGAAAACCGATCGCCAAAAACGAGACAAACCACACCCCGAAATATGAACATTTTACTCAAGGAACCGACGATCGTAACCGACCTGGCCCCCGAGCCGGTGACCCTTCCAGAAGCCAAGGCCTGGATCAAGCTATCGGTGGACTACACGGCCGATGACGCAATGCTCACGGATTTGATCAAGGCCGCCAGAGGCATCGTCGAGCGAATAGCGGGCCTCAGTTTCGGGGCCAAGGAAATACAAGCGACGGTCCAGATGGACGCCACAGCGGGCCCCTATGCGCTCCCCTGGGGCCCGGTGACCGCAATCACCAAGGTGAGCATGGGAACCACGGACCTGGCCACGGACCAATACAGCCTGAGCGGCGGACTTTACACGACGACGATCAGCGGCGCCCAGGAGATCACCTACAGCGCTGGCATGGCGGTTTTGCCCGCCGAGCTAAAAAACGATATTTTGCGGGTCACCGCCTGGCTATACCAGAACCGGGGCGTACGGTTTGAACCGAACACCGAACCGCTCCCGTTCCCGGAATGGAACAGCCTGGCTGCAAACCGCTACAACATGACGGTCATTTAATGCCCCAGGGATTTTACATAACGAGCCCAGGCCTGACCCGGCTGATCCAGCGATTAAAGAAGCTGGGCCCGGAGATGGAGAAGCTGGTCGAAGCCGAGATAGCCGACACGGCCCTACGGATCGAGCGGCGGGCGGCGCAATGGGCACCCAAGGACATGGGCTTTTTGCACAACAGCATCAAAGCCGAGAGATACGCCGCGCTGCAATGGCAGGTGAGCGCCCAGGTTCGGTACGCGGCCTTCGTCGAGTTCGGGACCGGAGGGCTGGTCGATATTCCTGCGGGACTTGAGGAATATGCCCGTAAATTTATGGCGCCGAGGCCAGTCAAGCGAGAGGTGAACCTGCCAGCCAGGCCCTTCTTTTTCCCGGCCTACCGGGCCGAATCCGCTGAGCTGGACAAGCGCCTTAAAACGATCCTGGCAGAAGAACTAAAAAAAGCGAAATGAAGGACATCGGACTAGCCATACGGAACCTTTACAGCGGCCTCCTGGCCGGGATCACCTACGCCGGGCAGCCGGTGCCGTTTTACGACGCCGAGCCCTGGGAAAGCGCACCGGACCATTACGTCGTTTTGCAAAATATTGACCACACCGAGACGGGCAACGACCAAGCCTTTACCCAGGACGCCAACGCAACCCTGGAGATAGTAACCAGGCAGAACATGATCAACAGCCGGATACCGGCCGACACCATAGCGGGCGAGATCCTGGGGCGGCTCCTCCCAACGCCGTACCAGGACCACTACGCCGACGGGATCCAGGTCATGATTCGCAGCGCGAACAGCCCAGGATACCTGCACACCCAGCATGGAACGGTTCAGATCAACCGGAAAATTTTAGTCATTTCTAACCATTTAATACAAACACAATGAGCGAGATCGCAGGCAAATTAGTGCCATTAAAAATTTCCTTCGATGGAGGCGCAACCTTTAAGACCCTGGTTTGCCTTCAGCAATTCGATGAGAGCATCGACATCCCGATCGACACCCAGGAAACCGACTGCGGCCAGGTCAGCGCACCAGGCGCACCAGGAGCATCGGTGAACTTCACCGCCATTTGCCAACCCGAGCCAGGAGCCGACCAGGCCTCCCTGAACGATTGCAAAAAGGCGGCCGTTGCCGGGACCAGCGTGGTGATCGAGATCGAGAGCCCGGCGGTGGGATCCGTTGCGATAGGCGCGGCGTTTTACAGCAAGTACAGCGCTTACCTGAGCAACATTACCACGGTGAAACAGACCAGCCAGGCTATCCAGTTCACCGGGACGATCAACTCCACCGGACCGCTGACCGTCGAGAAAGCCCCTTAAACTAAAACAAAACGACACATGGCAGGAGGATACATTCAGGCAGACATTTTAGGAAGGACCAGGGGCCTCAAATTTGGCGCCCTGGCCGCCGAGAACATAACCAGCGACCTGATGACTTTGGGCGTCGCTACGGGCGGGAATTACACCAGCACGATGATCGCTACGATCGTTTACTGGGGACTTTTCAACAACGCGATAGCGAAGCGCCAGGAGCTGGACGTGAGCTTTGAGGAAATCCTGGACTGGACCGACGAGAACTACGCCAACCCGGAGGTGGGCAAGATCCTGGAGGACATATGCCGATGCTACGAAGACAGCAACGCGGCAAAGACCGTCCTGGAGACCTTGGAGAAAACCGCCGCCGAGTTAAAAAAAAAGATGGCCAGGATCCGGGAGTCATCGACCTCAAAACGCCGGAGGGCTGGGAGCGCCTCAGAGGATACGCCGTCGGCCGGTTAGGGCTTAGCGAACACGAATACCATTGCACCACGGTATCAACCCTGATGCTGGCGTTTGCAGAGCACCAGAAGCTGGAGGTAGAGCGCTGGCGACACACCCGGCACCTGGCCTTCACGATGATCCGCATGTGGGCGGATCCGAAGACGGCACCGAGCACCCCGGAAAGCTACCTGCCATTACCAGGAGACAGCCAGGGAACGGAGGTGGACATAGCGAGGATGACCGAAGCCGAACAGCGACAAATTTTCGAGGACCTGCGGGCCCAGGGATGGAAAGTTTAAAACAACAGCGATGGAAACCGAGCTCAAGATAGTGATCAAAGGAGACGTGGTCCAGGTTACCAAAAGCCTGGACGAGCTCCAAAAAGAATTCGATGACCTGCAGAAGCAGCTGAAGACGAAAACCGGCAAGGCGTTCATCGACGCCAACAAGGAGCTGGACCGCCTGAGCGAGACGATGAAGAAAGTAAAGAACATCGGACGCTCGGGCTTTGACGAGTTCGGCGACGCCGCTACCGGGGCGGGAAAGGGCATACAGAAAGCGGGACAAGCCGCCCAGGGAGCCGCGCCAGCGCTGAACAGCCTGGGCCAGGTCGCCCGAGATTTGCCCTTTGGGTTCGTCGCGATCCAGAACAACCTGCCGATTGTGGCGGACCAATTTAGCGCCCTGGTGAAAAGCAGCGGCGGCGCCGCGGGCGCGCTTAAGGCCCTGGGCGCTACGCTGATCGGCCCGGCCGGTATCAGTTTCGCCATAGGCGCGGCCATTGCAGGCATTACCGCCCTGATCCAGAAATACGGGTCCCTGGGCGGCGCGGTGGACGCGCTATTCAGAAGCGGCGACCGGCTCTACCAACAACAGAAAGCGCTGGCCGAGATCAGCAAGGAGGCGAACAAAAACGCCGGGGAGGAAATAGCCCGGTACAAATTTTTGGCACAAACCGCCAGCAACGCCGCCCTTCCCCTCCAGGTTCGCAAAGACGCGATCAAGGACCTGCAAAGCGAGTACGGCGCCTACCTGGCCAACATGACCGAGGAAGACATTTTGAATGGCAAGCTGGCCTCCAGCACCGATATGGTGACCAAGGCGCTCCAGGCCAAAGCCATGGCCCAGGCGGCCGTCGCCAAGGCCGGAGAGCTGAGCGCCAAAAGCCTGGACCTGCTCGAGAAAGAGGAAAAGCTGACCGCGGACATTACCGCGCTCGAGATCCGGCGGGAGAAGGAGAAGGGCAAGTTCAGAACTACCCAAGGCGGCCAGGTTACCGACATAGCCGCCGAGACGCAACGAACCATAAACGGGATCACCAAAACACGCGATGCGATCCGAAAGGAGCGAGAGGAAAACGACAAGCTGATCACGGCGCTGTTCGATCGGTCCCAGGCCTACAACAAGGTAGCCGGGGCGGGCGCGATCAGCGCCGAGGCCCAGGCCAAGAAGGATAAAGAAGCAGCCGAGGCCAAGAAGCGCGCCCAGGAGGAAGAATTGAAGCGGCTCAAAGCGATCAACGATGCCGAGAAGGAGCGCCTCCAGATCCAGCTGAAGCAACTGGAAAAACAAGCCAAGGGACAAAGCCCGATCACCGACGCCTGGCTGCAGCTGCAGAAAGAAATTGCCAACACCAAGGCCAAAATTGAGATCCTGGGCACCGAGGGCCTGGCTAACAAAGAGGATATACGCCAGGGCCTGCGGGACGACCTGGCGGATTTGAATGACGACTTTAAGAGCGCGCGGTTTGCCGCGGGCCGGATCGAGATAGAGCCGCTCTTCAGCATGGACAAAGAGGAAGCCAGGAAGCGATACCTGGCGCTGATCCGCTCGGTTACGGCTACCGGGTTCGAGGAAGCGACAGCGACCCAGGGCAAGGTCGGGATGAAAGCCCCGGCCATTCAATTCGGGCCGGTCGCCCAGGATAACATCGAAGCGCTGGACGATATGAAGAAACAGACCCTGGAGCTAAGCGACGCCTTCGGGCTGACGCTCGCCCCGGCGATCGACGCGGCCTTTGGCGCGCTGGCCCAGGGCAAAAACGCATTCCAGGCCATAGGCGAGAGCCTGAAGCGGCTGATCGTTCAGATAGGCATGACGATCGTTAAAGCCGCGATCCTGGCCGCCATTTTATCCGCAACGGGCCTGGGACCGGCCCTGGGCGTAGGGGCTACCGGGTTCAAAGGATTTATGCAGCTTTTCAGCCAGGGCCTGGGATTCAAAAACGCAGCGGCACCAGGCGTCGGCGGATTTGCCGGGGCCGGGATCCAGGCGCCGAGTTTTGGCGGGATTACGCCGGGCGGATTTACGGTGAACATCGGCGGCGAATTTTTGCTCCAGGGCAACAACCTGGTGGCCTCAGTTAACCTGACCAACCAACGCATAACAAGAACCGGATGAGCTACGGACTAAAATACCAGATGGCCTTTTTTACCAGGCATGGCGACACGGTCCGCCTGGACTTCAACGTCGAGGGAGCCCCGGCCGGAGTGCCGCCCAAGCAACTGGAGCCAGGCGTCCGCCCTTTCGTTTTACGGGAGTACAACAGCCAGGCGGATCTTTTCAAAGCAACCCGCGGGTTCCTGGCCGAGATCCAGATCACCAACGACGACGGGACCCGATTAGAGGATTTCCTGGCCGACACGGACCGGGACATTCAAGTGACGGCCTATTTCAACACCCGGCTATTTTGGGGCGGCTGGCTGATGCAGGACGACTTTGAGGAACCCTGGATAGACACCGCGCACTACATCACGCTCAGGGCCACAGACGGCCTGGGAACAATAACCGGATCCAGCCGGATGGCGGGCGTCGGCCAGGCCTACATGATGGACTACATCACCCTGGGTTTGAACAACACGCCGCTGACCAGCGGGTTCGCCGAGCGATACCTGATTTGCAACCTTTTCTACGAGGGGATGGACGACCGGAGCACCGGGGAATACACCGCGCTGCTCCAGGCCACGACGGCACCGCAAACCTTTGAAGGGGACGACTACGCCACGATCCTGAAAAAGACGCTGGAGGCCTGGGGCCTCAGCCTCTACCAATACCAGGGACGGTGGTGGATGGTCCGGCCGGAGGAATTTATAAACAACATGGCCCCGGTTTACGTTTTGCGCCAGGGCCTCCTGGGCGTCGACGCCTTCAACAAGACCTACCAGGTCAACATCGGCGTTGGCGAGAAGATCACCCCGGTGATGCCCGAGATGGGACGCGCGATCAGGAGAGCGACCAAGACCAGCCGGTTAGACTTTTACAACCGGATGCCGAAGGAGATCGTCTGTAACCAGGCCTTCCGATCCGGTACCCTGATCCCTCCCACACAGAACAGTTACACGATCGAGTGCTGGCTGCTCGAACACGCCCCGATCAGCGCCCCGGTACCGGCCACGACGAACTTCTACCGGACGATAGAAACCGACGTCGACGGCAACCCGGTGGATGAATACGCCTTCATTGAACACGGCGCCCAGCTGACCTGGATGAGAAGCGCCCCGCTTTCGATCAACAAAGACGACAAGCTCGAGTTTTCCATAGACTTCCGGGGCCAGCGAAACACGACGGCCGGGCCGGTGACTATAGGCGTCGCGATCATTCAGCTGGTCACCGCAACCGGGAAATACACCCTGGACGACACCGGGGCCTGGGCCCTGGCTACCGGCAACTGGGCCGGGAACGTGAAGACCCTCCAGGCGCAATTTGCCGCCGGGGAAAATACCGCGGACTGGAAGACCAAAACGGTAACCAGCGAGTTCGCACCGGACGACGGCGACATTCAGATTTTACTGTTAAACGGGTTCGGCACCGACACCGACGCGAACTTTAAAGGGCTCCAGGTCGCAACCAAGGAGCGCAACAAGCCGCCAGGCGTCGTCGGGGACTTCGACCGCTATACCAAGGACGGCCTGATCAACAAGGACTACCGGGAGGAAACCTTCCTGGACGACGCCAACAACAAGCAACTGAAAGGAGCGATTCAATACAACAACAAGCTGACCGGGGACCGCTGGTACCGGATGAACTACCCAACCGAGCGCCTGACCTTTAAGCGCCAGCGGCTGATCGGCCACATGCTGCTGAACCGGAGATGGAGGATGATGCTGCGGGTCAACATGACCGGCCTGACCTGGGAGGACCAGGGGATCAGCAAACCGATCTGGCTGCAGAACCGTTTTGTTTTCACCGACGACGCGCCAACCAAGATCTGGATGATCGCCAACCTGGAGGAAATGGACTTCGCCGACGGATCCTGGAAAGCAACGCTGCTGGAGATTTGGGACACCGACCTGGATAGCGAAGACCCAGCCGACTACCTGCCGCACGACTACGGCTGGATTTACGACGGCGAATAGCAAAATTTTTTCACACCGGGAACCGCAAACCTGGCTAAATTTGGAACATGGGCGACGTAGTAAGGGGCAAATTTTTCATTCTTTACCTGCAGCTAGGCGAGGACGGCACCGAGTACCGCCCGGTCGCCTGCGCAAAGGACGTCAGCATTCGGATCAGCTCGGAGTTTTTGGAATTAGCGCCGAGGACTTCAACGGCTTTCCGCATTTTCAAGTACGCCAGGAACACCGGCAAGATCACCGGCACCGGGCTGACCAAGATCGACGTCGGTACGGATCCGCAATACACCAGCCTGGACCTGCTCGACTACCAGCTGAAGCACAAGCCGACCAAGGCCAAGGTGCTGATGGAGGACGCGCAAGGCAGCCAGGCGATGCTGGAGTTTGACGTCCTGGTCGAAGAAACGGGATGGGACAAGACCGGGACCGCCAGCGTCGGCCACAGCTTTACCCTTCAGATTAACGGAGATCCGACGGTGACGATCACCCCGGTGGTTCCGCCGCCTGACGGGATCTTTGTACCGGCCTTCAGGGATCAATTCGTTTAACCGAAACAAGCATAGCGATGAGCACAATACCAGAAATAAAACAAGCGATTAACACCGACATCACCAGCAAGACCGCGGTCAACTCGATCAGCCAGGGGAACGTCGGCACCAACCTGGACAAGCTGGCTGACGAGCTGAAGGCCAGGGGAATGATTCTGGTGGCCAATGACGCCGCCGCCCAGGCATACGACCCTTTAGACAGCACCTGGGTCATTACGGCCGACACGGGGCTGATATGGCACCACAACGGCACCGCCTGGGTGCAGGTCACCCCGCTGCCCGCGGATCCACAAATACAAGCCTTCCCGAGCCTGGCTGATTTCCCGGCCTCCGGAGATCCGATCATGATCTACCACGCCACGGACACCGGCGACAAGTACAGCTGGAACGGCACGAAATACCAAAGCATTACCGACGACGAGATCCAGGTCATTCCCCCAGGCGACCCGTTCCCCAACAGCGACCATACCCTGGGCCGGATTTGGCAATTCATGGATGACGACGGCGGGCTTTACTATTGGAACGGCGTCGACCATTTCAAGATCGGCAACGAGTTCGTCCACGACAACAAAGGCGTTTATTTCGTCGACCAGCGCTACAACCCGGCCGACGGCAAAGTGGTTCTGGCCCTGACCGGACCTCCCGTAACGACCAACGCCGGATACCTGGCGCAATGGACCCGCGCCAAGCGAGGAAGCACCGAGCGAGCATACCCATGCCCCTGGAGCGCGAAGAAAGCCGCGCAGGAAGACATGGCCGCCGGGGCAATAACCAAGGCGAGCATTGTGGTCCTGGGCGGGGAATGGTTCATCGGATGGAACACCGCCGCGAACAACGGCTCCAAAGACGGCACAAGCGCATACACACCGACCGAAACCGACATCGCGGTCGAGGACTCAGCCGGGATCGGCGAAGGCTGGGTAGCGAACCTGGGAGCAAATCAATTTTATTGGTGGTTCAACCCAGGCACCCGGATCACTTACCACAACAACGATGCAGTCAAGGGGCTGGATTTTTTCGGCCAATGGGACGACGACGAAAGCGACCAAGAATACACCTGCGAGATCCAGGGACACCTGCACCTAACCATGAACTACATAGCCGCCGTTCTATCGACCAACAGCGGCCGCGCAAAAATGAGCCTGGGGCTATCCGAGTTTCGGAGCAACGGCTACGGCGGACTGCTTTATACGGAATGTTTCGAGCGGATTGTGATCAAGGCCGGGAAGATCAGATGCCCGCAAATGAATATGTTCAGGCCCGAAATTTACCGGCCTTCACCGACCGGAAAAATGAGCGGCGAATTTGAGTGCGACCTGCTCGAGATGGAGAACATCGTCATACCCGATGACCGCGTCCCGGTATTCGGAATAGCTGGCCAGGCCGCGATAGCGGTGCCGCTAGACCTTCAGATTTCGATCAAGGTAAAAACGGCGGATTGCAAAGTGAACAGCGATTACTACAACGGGTTTATG